CTTGTCTTATTCTAGAATTAGGATTATTCCTAGTTTTAGCAGAACTTCTTTTCAGTTGTCCTAAAGACCTTGCACAGTAAGACTTTCTTCTTTTAGCTGCCTTGCTACCTTTCTTTACTTTACCGGTAACAGCAGTTTTTAATTTACTTCCAGGATTAGCCCTTCTATAAGCTTTTACGCCTTTAGCTGTCATTCCAGCTCCTTTTTTAGTAGGTCTGTAATTAGCGTTTTTACCTTTAGTGGTTCTTCTTATAGATTTAGCTTTTTTTCTTGGCATTATTGTATAACTTTTTTAATTTTATCAAAAACTTCTTGTTCGTCAAATCTCATACTAATACCAGGTTCATATCTCATAACCTCTTTACCTTCTTTAAGAATGATAATAGTAGGGACAATCTTAATGTTCCATTCTTTTTGAATTACTGCGCCAACAGTTTTGTTATTTAAGTTTATCTCTCCTACGTAGCAAAGCTTAGATAGTTTTTCTACCT